AGACATATTTTCTGCACTGAAAATATCTATTGTTTCAACATAAACGTGTTTAAGTTCCATTAAGTTTTCCTTAAATTTATCAAAAACACCACCAGTAGGTGGAAGAATTAAACCATAGTCTTTCATTGACCCAAGTTCATTTCCCCTTGTTGTTCCACCATCACCTGTATCACCATCACCACCTGTATCACCATCACCGCCACTTGTGATTGTTGGAGTTTTAATTTTTAACAACTTAGAATATGAATTAATTAATTTTTCTAATTTTCTTGTTTCTTCATCTAATTGTTTTAATTGTTTTTGTTTTTGCTTATATTCATGACTTAATCCGCCAATTCTTTCTTCACCTGATATTGTTGTGAATGTATGATGTTTTTTCACTTCTCTCATTTCAACTTCTAGCCGTTTTGCAAATAGTTCAGATAATTTATTTTGACCTGCTCGAACCATTAAATTTGCAACTAATTCTTCTCTTTCTTGTGCCAACAACTTTTTTGATTCAGATAAATTTATATTTTGAGTGTCTAAATTTCCATTAAAGGTTTTAACACTTTTATTTAAATCATCTATTGCCTTTTTTCTAGTGTCTAAAGCCAATGTTTCATCACTTGCAATGCTAACTAAAGTGTCAAATTTTCCTACTGTTTTAGTTACTTCATTTCCAATATCTCTTACTGAATCTTCAGTTTCCCCAAAAGCATCTTTTAAACCTGATATTGCTAATGTAACACCTGTTATTGCTACTCCTAATATAGCCATGTATGGATTTCTTGACAATATTAACAATGCTTTTTGGATTTTACCAATCGAAGATAGAACCATACCAAAACCAACCATTAATGGTCCTGATGCTGCAAAACCTGCTGCAATGGTTGCAATTGTTTGTTGTGCTTTTGGTGATAAATTTTGAAATGCTGAAGTTAATTTATTAACAAAATTTATAACTTTAGTTGCAACAGGTAACAAAGCAACGCCCAAATCCATCATTGCTAACTTGAATTCATTAAATGCTTTTTGTAATTTAAAACCAACTGTTTCTTCAACAATAGCAAAACCATCATTCACAAAACCTGTTGATTTTTTTAAATCATCTAGTATATTTACATATTCCCCTGTTTGATTTCCAAGAACATTAATAACACCTTTTAATGATTGTGATTTACTAAAAAATTCTGATAACTCAATATTTTCTTCTGCAAATCTATCTCTTAAATGAATTAAAGTTTTTTGCAAACCCTGTTCACCAAGCATTTCTTTTAATGACGCATAAGTCATGTTAATTCCTGATAATGCTTGTTCGCCTTTATCTGTTTGTTTTGTAAAGGCCATCATCACACCTGAAATACCAACTGTTGCAGATGTGGCATCACCTGTTGTTCTGGTGTAAGTAGAAATAAACGCCCCTAATTCTTCAAATGATATTCCTAATGATGCTGCAAATCCTGCCTCTTTTCCAAGTACCTTTGCCAATTCAGATGATTCAAACATACCTGTTTTCACCATTTTTCCAAATACATCTAAAGCATCAGATGCAGATAACACATCCTGACCATAAGCATTTTGGGCAGCACCTGCCACTTTTGCTAAATCTGTTTGTTCACCCAATCCAATTGCAACACCCTTTGAAACTTGTTCTAAAGTTTCCATTGCATTTGCACCCTTTAAACCTGCTGATGTTAAAAAGAATAAACCATCTGCTAAATCTTTTGGTGCTTGTGCAGTTGTTCCTGATAATTCTAAAACAGATTCTCTAAATTTTTTTACTTGGGATTCACTTGCACCAACAAGAGTTCTGATTTTTGTTAATGAAGTGTCAAAATCAGCAACCATTTTTACTGCTGCACCACCTGCCAATGCAAATGGAACACTAAAATTTCTTGTTATTGATTTACCAAGTTTTTGAGTTTGCCGACCAAATCTAGCCATGCTCTTTGACATCTTGTCAAGACCACTTTGGAAACCTT